GGCTTTCCAAGCAGCGTCGGACGCTCGCCGTCGTTGAGCGCAGGGCTGTAGATGTACGCTCCGTTGCCGTCCTTGAGCTTTCGGATCGCTTTTTCCGTCTTGTCGTTCATGCGCCACTTGGCGTTCGCGCGATACTCTTCGGGCAGGTCGTAGTAGATGTCGATGATCTCGTCCGCCGTGACCGCCGCCTGCGCCGCCGTCGTGGAGTTCGGCCCGACCGTGCCGCCCGTGACGTACCCGGTCGGCTTGCTGTTGCCGTCGCCGGTACAGAACGCCGGGGCTTCTGCCTTGTCGATCCCCTTCGCGATCTGCGTCGTCATGTAGTCGTCGAAGTTGATCATGTTGTCCTGCAGCAGCTCTTCGGAAACTTTGATGATGCCGCCGAGCTTGTATGCGCCGATGACGACCTTGCCAAACGTCGATTTCGTTTCGCCGTAGGTGCCGCCCTCGTCGATCCATGCGAACGTCGGCGCGTCGCCTTCGACCGGGATGTTGCGCGTGCTGTCCGTCTGGATGACCGTCGAGATGGAGCGGGTGCGCCCTAGCGTGTTCAGCTTCGTGACGACGGTATTCTGGAAGCTCTCCGGTACGATGTACCCGCCATCGGCATCGGTCCCGATCGTCATGGCGTTCTTCGCGGACGGGATGCCGCCTGTCCCTTTCAGATACGCGCGAAACTCCTGCATTGCGTCGTCGCTGTTGCCTGCATCGCCGAGCTCACTTCCTGTCAGCGGATCGGTGGTGGCGGCAGCGAGCTTCTCTTTGCGCTTCGCCATCGCTTCGAGCTTGTCGATGGCCTTGTCGATGTCCTCGTACTGCTTCTCCATCGCGGAGAACTCTTCGAGCTGCTCATCCGTCATGTCGGGATGCTTTGCGAGATACTCCTGCATCTTCTCGTAGATTGACGCGCGGGCGTCGAGTTTTTCTTTCAGTGTCTTTGTCATTTCAGGTCCTTTGCTCTCATGATCATGCGCGCTTTGAGCGCGTTGATTTTGGAGGCGTTCGCCCCGCCTTCAGTTCCAGTGTCTTCGACCTTCTTTGATGGCTTCGGCTGTTCCAGATACGCGGCGGCCGCTTCGAGCACGTCCGGCTTCCAATGGTTGTTTGCGGCCCGAACCGACTCGGCGAACTTCTGCTGTGCCAGCGCCATCGCCTCTATCTTGTTCATCGGTTCCGCGCCGTCGTCCTCCGTCGAATCGGCGAAACCGCTGTCGACGATCTCGGGTCCGTAGAAGAAAGTCTCTTCATCCATCATTGCGCGGACGTCTTTTTCATCCCGCCCGGTGCGCCGGATGTATGCCGCTGCGATGATGGACGTCAGCCCTTCGGCCACGTCGGCGGTTTTTCTCAGCGCGCGATGGTCGCCGACGGCCGGCAGCCACGCATTGTGGATCATCATGACGCTGTTTTCGCGCACGACGATATTGTCGCCGGCCATGACGACATACGAAGCGATCGACGCGGCGATGCCGTCGATCTCTACCGTTACGGCCCCACGGCTGTAGTCTTTGATGGCATTGTGAATGGCGAACCCTTCGGTAACGTATCCGCCCGGCGAATTGACCCTGACGGTCACGTCGCCGCTCATTCCCTTGAGCGCGTTCTTGACGTATTCGGCGCTGACGTCGTACCAGGCGATATCTCCGTCGATGATGATCTCGTTCATTCCGTTCTTCCTTTCGCGATCTGGGACAGCGTCCCCATGTTGATCTGCATGTAGTGCTCGTCGCCTTCCGGCCCGATCGGGTTCATGTCTTCGAGGGCCCGCGCCTCGTTCGGCGACATGATCCCGGCGTTGATCATCGTTCGGTACCCTTCGGTGCGGGTCTTGTAATCGCCTCGCATCAGTGTGTTGAGGCCGAAGCGGAAATACATGTAGCGCTTCTCGTCGTCATTCAGCAGCTTCTGGAACATGGCCTGTTCGATCTTCACCGCCCACGGCATCAGCGTGTTGACGACGAAGTTCGTCGCCATCTGCTCCATGTTGTTGAACGTCGATTTTTCCATATCACCGAGCATATAGAGCGGCACCTTGAAGAGCGCCGCGATCTCCGCCTTCTGGAATTTGCGCGTGTCGAGGAACTGGCTGTCGTTGTTCGAGATCGACAGGCGTGTGTATTTCAGCCCCTCTTCTAGCAGGATCGGCTTGCCGGAGTTCTTCATGCCCTGGTATTTCTCTTTGAACGATTTGCGCAGGCGGTCGTAGGCTTCGTCGGAAAGCTGCCCCGGGTGCTCCAGAATCCCGCTTCCGTTCGCGCCGTTCTCGAAGAAGTTGATGCCGAACTGCTCGGTCGTGGCCGACAGCTGGATGGATTTCCGGTTGTACTCGATGGGGTTGAGGCCGATAAGCCCGGTCGAATCCGGCAGGCCCTTGATGTGCAGCACCTCGTCTGACGTCAGCGGCACTTCGTCGCCTTTGCCGGTCTTGTAGACGTAGACAAGTTTTCCGTTCTTCCGCATCTTGACTGTCATTTTGTCGGATACAAGCGGATAGATGCCGACGATCTCGCGCAGGCCGTTGCGCACGATCTGGCTGTAGTGGTTCCCGCGCAGGTTGATGTCCGTCACGATCATCTGCCGCCACTCGAAGGAAGTGTTGTACGGGTTCGGCGCATATTTGACGAGATTGTAAACCGGCTTCGAATAGGCGACTGCGCGCTTTCCCTTCGCCCGGATCATCGGAACGAGCGAGACGGAAGCTATGGCGTCGGCGATGGCCTGATTGCAGGTGTAAACGGTCGTGTGTCTCAGCGCCGTTGCGCTCGTGACATTGTCCGTAGCGCCGCCGATGAAGCTGAACAGGCTTTGGTTGCCGGGCTGCGGGATGATCGCCGATGTTCGGTTGACGAAGCGCGAAAGCATGCCCATTACCGTTCCCTCATTTCTGAAAGCGCGGCGAATGCAGACAGCGCCGCCACGACGATCATCAACGCGCCGGCGACAGAGATGCCGAGGCGTTCGTCTATCAGCCACACGCCTGCCGCCGCTGTCGCCGCGATGACGGTCATGATGACGTGAAGAAAAAGAAGGGCTTTGAGCGTTTCCATGTGAGCATTTTCGCACGGATTTTCTCGAAGCTGGAAAAGTGTTAATTTTTTATTAACGTCCTGATGTCCACATCCCTCGAAACGCAGAATATGGCTATATTCTTGATCGGAAGGTGATTGCTGGCCTTGTAGACTCTTAGTGTTGACGCCTTCAGGTGCAGCGCGTCGGAGACGTGATGGTCGTACACATACCCGTCGACATCGGTACTGATGATGTCCTTTATGCGTTCGACGATTTCGGAAACCGTAGCGTGTTCGAAATTGCAGGCACTCATACTCCCCTCACTCCTCTCGTTTCGTAGATGGACTCGGCACTGTCAGACCCGTGCACCATCTCTCTCCCGAGCGCCATCGCCAGCGCAACCATGCCGTCGACTTTCTCGCTCGATTTGGCCTTGTCGATCTTTATCGCGTCTGTCGGGTCCCGCTTGATGGCTACATTGCTCATCATCCATGTCAGCACCTTGTTCCCGCCGTGGTTCAGCTTTTTTTGGAGCACGAGCGTCTCGATCATTTTCGTCGGGGCGCTCATCGATTTGAACCCCTGCCGGAACGGGACCATCGTGGACACGCCTGCGTCGTCGAGCCTCGTCACCATGCTCGTGGCGTTCCATGCGTCGTATGCGATCTCTTTGACGTCGAACTTTTCGCAGTCGGCCTTGATCTGCTCTTCGATGTAATCGTAGTCGATGATGTTTCCAGGCGTCTTGAAGACAAGGCCGATCATCTCCCAGTCTTCATACGGAACCTTGTCGCGACGAGACCGTTCTTTGATGCTGTCTTCCGGTATCCAGAATCTGCACAGAATGTCATAGCGCGCGTCGTCTTTGCGAAACACCATGACGAACGCGGTGATGTCCGTCGTCGATGACAGGTCGAGCCCTGCAAAGCAAGTTTCCCCGCGAAGGTCCTCCTCATGGATGTCGTGAGAATACGACCTTGCCCAGTCTTCGGTTTTGATCCATGCTTTGGCAGAGCTGGTCCAGATATTCAAGTGCTTCGTCTTGAACGCAACTTCTTCTTCTCCGCTGTGTTGTGCCTTGACGAACTTGTTGCGCAGATACTCGATCTTGACACCGTAGCCCATGGCAGGGTTGACCTTGCGCCATACCGATTCGTCGGTCCAGTCGTCATCTTCGTCCGGCTCGAAAATCATCGAGTAGAAAGACGGGTCGTCTATGACGCCGTCACGCACTTTCTTCGCATAGTCGTATTTGCGCTTCATGATTCCCTCGTGATTGTAGCCGGCTGTCGAGATGACGATGAAAAGCGGTTCATCTCGGTGCGCCATTCCTTCTTCCAGCACCGTGTACAGCTCCGAACTTTTTGCCGCATGCAGCTCGTCGTAGACGACGACGTACGGCTTGAGCCCGTCCTTCGTGTCTGCGTTGGACGTCAATACTTTGACGAAGTCGTCGAAGGCGCCGTTTCGCTCGATCGTCTTCGTCGATTTCCAGATGCTCGACCGCTTCATCAGCGCTGGAGCCTGCTTCACCATCGTCTCTGTTGCCTTGAAAATTATGCGGGCCTGCTCGGTTTCGTTCGCCGCGCAATATATCTCCTTCCCCAGCTCCGGGTCGGCGAAGAGGAAATAGTTTAGCACGGCGGCAATCAGCTCCGTCTTTCCATTCTTGCGCGGCAGCATCAGGAGCGCGGTTGTGTAGCGGCGTCGTCCGGTCGCGACGCTCTTCGTCGCAAGCACGTCGATCAGAAATTTGATTTGAAACGGGAGCAGCTGAAACTGCACGCCGGCGAGAGACCCCTGTGTGTGCTTGAGAATGGAGACGAACGAAATGACCTTCTCCACCGTCTCTATGTCGATGTAATATCCTTCGCCTGGGTTGACCGTCGTAGCGTATTCTATCGCTTCGGACAGTATCAGTTCGCGGCTACGAAATGAGGGCGTCGAGTTCGTCAATCTGCACCTCCTGTTTTTTCTCAAGTTTAGACCTGGCTTTCGGATTGAGCCCCAGTCGGTCGGAGCACGCCAGCATCTGCCTGTGATGATCTATCGCGATACGGTGGTACGGGTGCGCCTGCATGCTGCCGCTTGCATTCACCGTGACGCCGCCCTCGTCCATTGCCAGCGTCACGTAGCGTTGCCACAGCATGGCGTGAATGGCGTAGTCAAGCAGCATGTGGCGGTCGCAGTCCTCAAGCAGCCCGCTTTTATCGAGCCATCGCGTAGCTTCTGACAGATATTGCAGCCCGACTTTGTCCAGTTTTGAATTAGCTGATAAATCGTCTACAGCCTTTGCCGCGTCTTCGCTGATCGGTATCGGCTCCCTATCCTTGACGGGCTTGTTTGCGATCTTCTTCTTTTCTGCGATGATTGGCACAAGGGCGGCGACTTCGTGCTCGTCGTAGTAGTTTCTGCCGCCTTTTTTTACTGGGGCGATCTTTCCAGCCTGGACGTATCTGTGCAGTGTCGCCCTGCTGCACCCGAGTATTTTCAGCGTGTCAGACTGAGTGTGCATCGGTGAGACCTCCGGGTGAGACGCGCATAGACCGCCATAAAACGGCGCGCAAAAAATCGTGACTGGGCGGTCGGTGTAGCCAACCACCGCCTAAAAGTTTTGAACCCGCCCCTCCCATATGCCGGTGAGCGGTCCATATCTTTACGAGAAATAGCGAATGACGCCTTACTAATGGTCGTGGTGCATCAGTGGCCGTTTTGCGTTTCTCGCGCGTTTCTGGTGCGCTCTGCATCATTGCCCCTTTTTCGTCTTCCTGTTGTGGCACGGTATGCACATGCTCTGCAGGTTGTCGTCGCACAGCCTACACCCTCCGTCTCGTATCTCGATGATGTGGTCGACCATCGTCGCAGGCATGCCACAGACGACGCACAGCGGATTCCTTGACAGGTGCATCGCCCTGACCTTCTTCCACCGAGCCGAATGATAGAACCTGTCGGCGTCGGTGTCCCTTCTCGTCTTGTCGTATTCCCTCTGCGACCCGGCCTTGTGTTTTTCGCAAAACCGATCGTAAGTCAGTTCCGGGCAGCCTGGCATTGCGCATGGGTGCTTAGGTTTTCTCGGCACTGCCGATCCTTTTCGCATTCGCCAGGCCTGCGACGACATCCGCGCTTCGCTGAGGGTTGAGCGCCTTCACCGTTCTCACCTTCGGTATTTTGTAGCTGGCGAAGATCGTCTCGACTCCTGTGGCGCTTCTCGACCTGTCGGCGAACGGGTCATGCTCTGCTGTACCTGGCAGATAGTCCACTTGTGCGTCACGCCGAGAATGCGTCTTGTAAAGCGGGATGAACTCTCTACGCTTGAACTCCCATTCTCTGCTGTCGAGCCCGCAAAGGTACACCCAGCCGCCCATCGCGTTCACGACGCTGTTTATCGTCGCGTCCTCGAACGAAACGGACACGACCCTGCCTTTTGTCTTGAACGCGGTTTCGAGGTCCTGAAGCGCAAGCGACGCTACTGCATCGAGATCCGGCCGTACATACTCCAGCAGCTCGGCCGGGTGCGGCATCTTGTGGAACTTCCTGTTTGCGAGCACGGACATGACTGCGTTCTCGAACTCGTCATCGGTCATCGACCTGTTCAGGATCTCGTAATGCAGCTTCAGCCTCGCCTCGCTGAGCGACTCTCCGAACTCTTCTGCCAGCACCGTGTATCTGCCGACGAATCTTTTGAAATCGATCATGACTCTCCCTCCGCAAGTCTTCTGCCTGCCGCCATCGTATGCGCGGCGTTGAAGCTGATTTGATTCGCTGCGACCATGTCGTCAAGGTCCCGGAACCCTGTCGACGATTTCCCGGGCGGACGCTTCGGCTCGAACAGTCCAGTCCACCCGTTCCGTATGCTCATGTTGATTATCTCTCCCTGCCTGTCCTTGAACCGCTCAAGCAAAGACAGCTGCTTCTTTATCGTCGCCGGCGTCATCTTCTTTTTGATCTCGGATCTGTACGACAGCCATTCACTCCACGCTTCCGAATCCAGCCATTCAGGCAAAGGCTCTTTCTCACGCGCAACCGCACGCGCTCCTGCGCGGGACTCTTTCTCTGTCTCTTCTCTATCTCTATCTCTATCTCTATCTCTATCTCTATCTCTATGTACGTTTTTGTACGCTTCCGTACGCTTCCGTACAGAACCGACAGGATCGTGAGTTTTTTCGCTAGATTCAACAGCTGTCACATCGTCAAGAAGCTCGAAAAACCCGACGTTGCAGAGCTCTTTCAGCGCTTCCCTTGTCGTTTCTGTCTCGATGTGAATGCGAAAAGATATCTCTTCTACGCTTGCATCGATGACCCCATCATCATATTCGCTTGCCAACAACCACAAAAGCGGCAGTACGGCCTTTGTTTCTATCCGTACGGAAGCGTACGCAAAATTATTCAGCATCTCCCGATGCAGTTTAATCCATTGCGGCTTCCTGTCTTTATACTGCTGAAAGTCCTCTATGTTTACCATCTTGATTTTCATAATGCATCCCTTTAATCTTCGTGCTGGTATGTGTATGTGACCGGTGGCGACTTCTTGACGTCAACTGAAATAAGCCCGGAAATCTGAAAGTCACGCGGCTGGACCCTGTTGCCAAAGCAATAGTCGAACAGCCACTGCTTCGCCTTTTGTTCGTTCATTGGGCAGAACAGCGACGCTATGGCCTCAATGCTCCCGAAAGCATGATATAGATCGATATAGACGGACGGCAAAGGCTCACCTCCTGCCCTGATCGAAACGATGCTGTCGGCCTGCACCGACGCCACACGGGATATGCTGGAGTATGCCGCGTTGAAAACTTCCTTTTCGAGCCTTGTCAGCACTCGCATGTCTCCGCGTCCTCCTGCTCCATGAAATCGAACAGCGTCGGTGTGTTCGCCTCTCTTTCTGCCGCATCGAGATAATGCACACCATCTGCAAAATATGACGGGTTCAGCTCTATCCCTATGCCTTTTCGCCCCATCTTCACAGCGCAATACGGCACAGTCATGATGCCTCCGAACGGGTCCATCACCGTTTCTCCTTCGTTTGTGAATCTCTCGATAAGTCGATCGACGATGTCGAATTGCAGCGGGCACAGGTGCTGCTCTTTCCCTTTTTGCCCCTGAAGCGTGTTGAGCGTTCGCATCCTCGCTACGTCGGTCCAGACGTGATCATCCATCCAGCTCGGTGGCTGGAGCAGCATGAAGGTCACCGGCAGCTTGCCCCGCTCGTCCAGATGCTCCCCGACGGCGACGTGATCCTCGTAGTGATAAACATTTTCCAGATAATGCTTTTTGAATTTCTGGAAAATCTCGCTATGCTCCAGTCCGTCGAACTCCTCTGGAAGCAGATGTCGGTCGCCGCTGCTGCGCCAGAATCCATGAGCGTCCACCTGCCAGCGCGCACGGCTGTACTCGCTCTTGTCGTGTGTCACCGGCACGTCGGCGTAGGCTTTGGAGCTGTCTGTTTGCGGCTTGCGAAAGAGCAGGATGTATTCCGGCATCCCGCACGAGATCTTCGTGCCGTCCTTGCATACCTCTGACCATCCGAGGCGGTAGGTTTGGTTGTTCTCCCGCACAACGTCAGTGACGACGGTGATCATCCCCATAAACGCGAAGCCGTGCCTGGTGTAGTGGCTGATCGTCTCCGCATGGAACGGATAGACGGTCTGAAACCCAAGCCCTGTCAGCCCGCCCGGGACGATACGGTCCTTGACATGGATCGCCGCTATCCGGCCCGGCTTGAGCACCCTGAAAAGATTCGGGGTGAGATAATCCATCTGCTGGAAAAAGTGATCGTTGGTGTCACAGTGGCCGAAGTCGCAGTAGTTCGGGCTGTATTCATACTGTGTCGAAAACGGAATCGATGTAAGAATCATGTCCACGCTCTCGTCGTCCATCCGCGACGTCTCCTGTACGCAGTCGCTATTGACAGCGCGATAATGGTTGCCGGACACTTCGACGCGCTCGACGCCCAGCTTTCGCTCAAGCGCCGATGCCATAGCCTCTTTGCTCAGGCCGTATTTTTGGATAATCTCTCTCATTTTTTGCACCGTCCTTTCGTGCTTGTGCCATTTTTCGAGCAGAATCTGCTTGACGCGCTCCTCTGCCTCCGTGTAGATAATGTCGATGGTGACCGGATGCTCCTGCAAGAATCGATAGATTCTGTGAACACCCTGAATAAAATCGTTGAACTTGAAGCCGATGCCAAGAAATATCATCCGGTGGCACTGCTGGAGGTTGACCCCTGAGCCGTACATCATCGGCTTGGACAGAAAGACGCGCCGCTTTCTGTCGCGCCACTCCTCCAGCAGCGTTTCGCGCTCTTCGATGCTCTGGTTTCCGTAAAGAGACGCGTATGTAATGCCCATGTCTTTCAGCGTCTTCTCGACCGACTGCTGCTCATAATTAAGATCGACCCAGATGACAATCTGATCGTCACCATATTCGGCTACGATCTCCTTCATTTTCCGAACTCTGTCGTCCACGCTGTCGCGCTTCTCTCTAGCGGCCTCGACCAGCCCGGCGGCGGCGTCCTTGAAAAGGATTCCCTGCCCTGACTTGTCGGTCTCGAACGCCAAAACGCTGCTGTGCGTTTCGTGCCAGCGAACACCCATGTCAGGCAGGGAATACCCATCGTCCGCGTGCCCAAGATCAGACGGCTTGGAAATGAACAGCCCCCACGACGCAACCCACAACCAGAACTCATCTTCCTTGTGGGGCAAAAGCGTGAGCTGGTCGGCCTTTTCGCTGTTGCGCTTGAAGAATCGCGTTTTCGCCTGCCCAACGTCCATCACGCCCAAAAAAGCGGCGTACGCCAGAAGCTCTATGTAGTCGTTCGGCGACGGCGTGGCGGTGGCAACGAATCGATACCTGACGCCATCGGTAATCGTACGCTCGTTCATGGTCTTTCTGTCGCCTGCGAGAATGGCCATGAACTCACGGAACGTCTTGGTCCCGCCAAAGCCCCTGAGCACAGATGCCTCGTCGAGAGATACCGCTGTAAATACCGACACGTCGAGCTTCCCGTCCCTGACGCTCTCGTAGTTCGTGATGTAGATGCCGTCGCCATCCATCTCCTCGGCAGCCCTGATGAACTTAACGCGGACACCTACCATTTTCGCGTCTCTTACGAACTCCTGACGTACCCCGAGCGGAGCGATGATCAAAGCAGACCCCCCGCCGTCCTTCGCCAGTATGAGCCGAAGCGTTTCGATCTGCATGACGCTTTTTCCGAGCCCGAACGACGCGAATATGCCTCTTTTCCCTCCGCGAACGGCCCATACGACAGCGTCTTTCTGGTGCGGCTTGAGTATGGGGCTCACCTCTGATTGATCGCAGTCGAATCCATCCTTTTCCGACAGCTTTATCTTGCTCCTTAAAAAATCATCGTAATTCATGATAGCCCTTTGTGTGGACATGCGTAGCCGGTTGGCTGTTTTTCGCAGTGTCGTTTCAGTGTTTTGTTTTTGTGGTTTTTGTGGTGTTGTTGGTGTTGTCTTGCGGCTTGTTTTTATTCCCCGAACAGCGACGGCGTCCGCGTGTCGATCGGCGTCCATCTGCCGCAGGTGTCCGTTTTTCGCATCGATGTTCCGTAGTTCCGCGACAGTGCGTGACGGCACGTCGTAAACTCGATGACTTTGCCGGTGACCATGTTCTGCGTCCTCCACTCCCCCGCGTATGTGCAGAACTCGCAGGTCTTTTTCACTTCGTAGTTCTGTGGGTAGTCGCTGAATTTTGCTTTTTTCACACGGCCATCCTTTTTCTGTTGTTTTTACCGGAGATTTCCGCATCTTTGTAGTTTGCTCCGACCAAAGCGGCGGCGAGTGGCGGGCATACTGAGTTGCCGCACATCCTTACCTGGGCGGTTTTTGTGATCTTCTTCCCGTCGATCTCGATGTCTATCCTGTAGTCGTCTGGAAACCCCTGCGCATTGAATAATTCCCGCGGGGTGAGCATCCTCATACCGATATCCACGATCCGATACGGTTCGCCGTGGACGGTGACGAGTCCCATCCGGTCTTTTGTCGTGACGGTGTGTGCCGGGTCTGTCAGGTCCTGCCCGGTGCCGGCTCCGTAGTATTTTGTCAAAAACGCCCGGACTTCCGCGTGATGAAGCCCGCCGGCGGTGATGGAGTGGATCGGCTCGTCCGCCGGGCTTCCGATGTTGTTGTTCCTCATCTTCATGATATGCGACGTGACGAGAGTCTGCTGGCTTCCGCGCGTCGTGACCGTGCTCATCGGGTCGCGCAGATCCCGGCCGACGTTGCCCAGGTTGTGCTGGGCCATGAAAGCGGTGACGAGTGCGTGTCGCAAGCCTCCGGCCGTGATCGTCGCCACCGGATCGTCTATCCCGCTTCCTCTCATGGGGGCATCACCGCCTCGTCCCCCGTAGTATGTGCTGATAAAGTTCGCCTTCGGAACGATGAACGGATCGTGATTGTCGATCACGAAGCGTTTAACACCCTTCGCTATCCGCTCCATCGTCTTTGCAGAAAGCGGCCTGCGTACTCCGAGTCTACGGCCTTCTTCTTTGGAAAGAAAAATGGACGGGGTAGGCAAGGTGAAATCGATGCACTCAGCCACGGTTCGCCACGGCTTGATCCGTCCGGATCTGACCGAGTCGCTTTTTGGGTCTCCGTGGGTCTGTTCCGGCCAGACGATCGGTTCCCCGTCGCGGCGGGCGATCATGAAAAGGCGCTTTCTGATCGTCGGCGCCCCGTAATCGCATGCCCGAAGCTCACGCCATTCGACCCGGTACCCAAGGCGCTCCAGGCTCGATACGAACAGCCGGAATGTTTTTCCGCGCCGCAGGTCGCATACGGTGCCGTCGCACTTTAGCGGTCCCCATTCCTGAAACTCTTCGACATTTTCAAGGATGATGATGCGTGGGCGCTTTGCTCTTGCCCACTTGACTCCGACCCATGCCAGGGATCGAATCCTCTTGCTTTTTGGCTTTCCACCTTTCGCCTTCGAAAAATGCTTGCAGTCAGGAGAGAGCCACAACAGACCTACCGGCCGTCCTATCGCTACATTGTGCGGGTTAAGCTCAAAGACGTCGCTGATGAAGTGCAGCGTATCCGGATGATTTGCACGATGCATCGCTATCGCTTCCGGGTCGTGGTTGATTGCAATGTCGGGGGCCCTTCCGACAGCCATTTCTATCCCGGTGCTTGCCCCTCCTCCTCCAGCAAACAGATCTACTATGATCTCGCTTTCGTCGAAGCTGAATGATGGCCGTGTGATACGCTTTGTCATTTCGCACTCTCCAACAGCTCCGGGTTTTCGTAGATGTTGCCGATGACTTCGATTTCACCGCACGCAAGAAAATGACTGATATTGTTTTCGCAGATGCTGATCGTCGGGGACAAATCGAATGCAGGATAATCCTTGCCGCCGAACCACTCGATAGCGTGTACAGATTCGCCACCATCATTCGTGCGAACAATATCCAACTCGAAAATCTCAGCGCCGTTTTTGTCGCTGATCCCTGTGGATTGCATCAGTTTTTGTTCAGAGATATCGAAATATTCGGCGGCCTTTCTTACCGACATCCATACAGGATCCATTTACGCCTCCCTTATCGTTATCACCAGTCGCGGGTCTTTGGCGTCGTAATCGTAATCGAACGACCCGCTCAGGTACTTGTCGTTTAGCGGCTTGGCGAAGATCGCATCTTCCGCGCCCTTGTGTACGTTGCTCATGTCCGCATGCTTCCTGTCCTTGAAGTATGCCTTCGTCTCGACGGCGTACTTCCTGTTCTTCTGCAGCATCATGTGCGGCATCCTGCCGGTAGAGGCCACGAACTCAGCCACGACAATGCTTTTGTACTCGATATACCTGCGATAGTCGCTGTCGGCGTACTTCTGCCTCTGTGTCGTGCGCTTGTACGGTACCGGGTTGCCACCCGTCCTGACGACGATCGTGATATCATTCATGTCGCCTGACCCTCACGTTGAGCGACACGTCCTCGATGGACAGCGTCGGACTCGATGCGTCCCTGACCCCAAGATCGTAGAATCTCTGGCACACGTCCTGTATCCATTTCTTCGTCACTGTAAACTTCGCGGTGGGCGGCTTGCTGTCGAACGCACTGATCGCAGCAGCCGACACACTCTTCCCCCCGGGCCCGCCAGTTTGCACAAAGTCTCCATCGTCGTTGAACGCGTGCGACGACTCGTCTCCTCCTGCAATGGTATGGTATTTATTCTCTGTGTTTTTGTGCTCCACCGTTTCTCCTTCCGTCTCAATCGTCATAAGCCTGTCTGACAGTCCGCACGACGTCGGCTCTCCGAGTATGTTCTCAGGCGGGCTTGGTTCGAGCCCGGCCGCCTTGCATTTCGCGACGTAGTCGTCGTAGATCGCTTTTTCTTCAGCTGTCACTATGCCTTCTCCGTAAGCGATTCGATCCTCTCCTTGACGGTCAACAGTTCGCCCTCTTCGAGGCTCTGCATCCACTTCCCTTTCAGCTCGGTGTCCGGCGGCCACTCCAGCGACTCGATGACGAACTGCTTCATCGCGGCCACGTCACCGCCGCAGTGTTCCATCAGCATGTTTCCCACGACGCGGTCGAGCGGTTCGGGCTTCGGCTGCGGCTTCGGCTGGATCTCGACTTTCGCCAGTTCGGGCGTCTCGACGATGTCCTGCACCTCTTCGGCGACGCTGATGCCCTTGAGCACGTCGGCAAACACGTCGCGCAGCGCGAAAGCCCTCGCGCGCATCTGCATCATGCGTTTGGGGTACTGGCTCCACGGTCCGGCCTTCCCGAGCAGATTAGCCTTCTTGGCGTCGTCCTCGCTGAACGTCCTGATCTGTTCGGGCTGGCCCCGGCGCTTGACGCGGCATACCGCCACGCCGTCCTGAACGGTCTCGTCGATGTATTCGAGCTTGCCGGAGCCCTGGACGAGTGCGAGCACGGCGTCTCCCCACATCGCGGGACGCCCGTTGATCACGGCGATATTCTGCAGAGACTGGAGCGGAGGAAGGCCCACCTCAATCCCCCACTGGATCGCGACGAGGATGTTCCCGGGCTTGCCCTTGAAGTCCTTCGGCACGATCTCGCTCTTTGCGAGCATGTCGCTCATCTGCATCACTTCCGTCATGTTTCTGGGCATCATGCCCGTCGTCTGGTTTTCGTTCGTTGTCGTTACGGCGTTCATCCGATCTCCTTCAGTTTGATTGCGACGCTCGGGGCGCCCTGTTTCTCATACGCGGCTCTGTCGATCTCCGGGTGGTCGGCCAGCATCCGCTTCGTGTCGAGCGTCACCCGGCCCTTTCTCGGTTCGACGATGGCGAGGAAGCTCCCTGCCTTGAGCCTCGCGGCGTTATGTTCCTGCGCGGCACTCAGGATGGCGGGCTTCGCCTCGCTTTCGAGCGCTTTCGCCTCGTCTTTCAGCGCTTTCGCACGGTTCATCTTCTCAACGGCGTCCTCGATCTCCGGCGCTTCGGCTTCGTTCTCTTTCGCCTCTTCGTCAGGGATCCATCGCCGCTCGCACCGCTCTTTCCATCCACACCAGCGACAGTTGTCAGCAGACGGTTCGGCCATCGGCTCGATGCCGATCTCCTTTGCGGCCATGATGCGCTTCGCTTTTTCCAGCAGCGCGGCGGCTTCGACCTCCGTCATCGCCTCGAGCTCCCATGACATGACATTTTCGAGGTCGGAGGCGTCGACGGCGACGAGCAGACCGGACGGCACGCCCGCCATGAACGCGTTGAACCGCGTCTGTGTCACCCACGATGCCGACGGCTCGCTCAGCGACCGGAACGCGTCGGTTCCCACGGTCTTCACTTCGAGTACCGCCACTTTAAACGGTTCTGTGACCGTTCTGGCCGGGTCCCTCTTGTGCGGCCGCTTCCGGTGCCCGAAGATGATGCCGTCCGGGTGGACCGTGACCGGGTAGTCCGGGTGCGAAAACTCCTTCTGCTTGTTCGTATGCCCGTTGTCGTAGTGCCGGATATCCATCCCGCCGCGCTTGAGCAGCGAGATCACGGCGGATTCGAGCGCGTGGCCGCGTTCGGTCTTGCCGTTGCCGCGGAAGCCGTCGTCCTCGGTCTTGTCGTAGTAGATTTTCAGCGGGCAGCCGCCGATCTCGGACGCGCCGACGTAGTGCGAGCGGTCCCACTTCTCCTTGCTTCTGATCGCGGCCTCTATCGCACGTTTAGCGTCGATCATGCCCGCCTCCTTTGAGCCTGACGATGATCGCGCTGCCTCCGGCGCGGACGATCTTGTAAAAGAGGACGTTCGCCGCGAAAATGTCGTCGAACGGCGTGTACGTCGTGACGCCGTCGTGCCTTTCCTTTACGCACCATTTGCTCATTTCCATCTCCTCGCGTGCATCATCGCCGCCCATGCTGCGTTGAGCGGGTTTTGTTTCGGTTTTTTACGCAGGCCCGGGCGTCTGTCCGGGCGGTAGAAGTTACGTTTTTTCATTTTGTGTCCCTTCTTCATACTCAATGGCTATATCAAGCTTTATGCCTTCCAGCTCCGTTGATACGTGAGACAGTATGTTGGAGAGCCCCGGCTTGTCCTCGACCTCTGCCAGATATTCGAGGATGGCTATCTGTTCGTTCAGGTCGTCAACGATGTCCGTAACGTTCATGCCGCACCCCTGAATGCGTCGACGATCTTTTTCGCAAGGGCGATCTGGCCTTTGCCCGTGATCTTGGTCGTGAACTTCTGGTGTGCGCCCGTGCTGCCGGCGAACGTCTGTGTCGTCACCTCGAAATAACCGTTGTCGATATATTTCTGGTAAGGCACGTTGTGGCGCGCGCCTCCGGTGATAAGGTAGCCTTCCGCTCTCAGCCAGTCGAACAGGCGGTTCTGGCCGATCTTCACCCCTTCGGTGTCGCTGAGCAGTTTCGCGTAATTTCCGATCAGGACGGCATCGACGGATGCCTCGACGGTCTTGGCGAAACTCACCAGCGGACGGTCTTCCTCGATTTTGTCCTCGAGACGCTTCTTGTCAAGCGCGATCTGCTTCGCGAAGTCGAGCACCGACACGACATCCGTCGGGTCGAACGGAAGCGCTGGAGACAGCTTCGCACGCTTTTCCATCTCGATGAAGTAGTCCCGGATCTCTTTACCCCTGTCGTTGCGCTCCATCATGCCGAGGTGTTTCGCGATGTCCGTAGTAACGATGTAGTCGATAGTAGGCCGATGACCCTTTTCGTCATTTTTGACGATAAGGTAGTCCTCGCCCTCAACGGCACCGAGTTCACCAAGTCTGCGCTTCGCCCATTTTGCATATTCTGTTTTTGACCCAATATAGGTGTGGATCTCCCTCGAATTTACCGCCGTCGTTTCGACGCCATTGATTTCTTCGGTGCGAACCGGTATAATTTCTTTATTCAATTTTGGAAACCTCCGTGTTTCGTGGGCAGGCGGTGGCCGCCGTCTGCCTTTTCTTGCCCGCATCCCAGCGAACGCTTCATTTATGTAAATACTCTCGAAACGCATGCCGTCCTCCCCACCAATCGGACCGACGATCTTTTTTTCCACGGTGATCCGCATGCGCTTCGCAAAATATTCGGACTGCTTCGTTTTTCGGCAGCGGCTGCAAGTCAGGACCGCTCTGTAGATGATCTGTTCGTCCACGCCATGCGTCGGCGCAACCACGTCTCTCCGTGGGGTCATGGGGTGTCAGCCCTGCTCGACACGAGCACGACGGAACGCCGCTGACGGCGCTCTACGTACTCGCGTCACGCCGTTTCCCGCGCCACCTCGACGTATTCTCCGTAACCCTTCCGTATCAGCATTTCGACGAGCTTCTCCGATTTCGTTCCCGGTCTGGCGTAGCTTTTGCCCCTGATGTGGTTCAGCAGATTTCTGTCGATGTCGTTCTTTTCGCAGAACGTCGTAAGATTGGCGTACCCTGAGTTCTGAATGGCAGCCACATTTAAACGAAATTCAATTTTTCCCGGTATCATTGTTTAGCCTTTTGTTAGTGTTTTTAACCTCATATATCCATTGTGTATGATATACTGGTAATATATTAGTGTCATTGTAGTACATTTAGGAAACATTGTCAAGAAAATGACAGACAAAATGGAAACATAGTGAGGAGTCATCAATGAAGACAGTTGGAGAACGCTTGGATAAGGCGGCAAAAATAGGAGGATACAGAAGCAGAAGACAGATGGCTAGAGAGCTGGATATACCATATTCAACAATGAATAAATGGGTTGACAGGAATAGTCTGCCTGCGTCTGCGATCCTGAAAATAACCAACAGCATCCCGATATCGAGAACATACCTTGAAACCGGAACCGGCGACGCAGAGCTTGTGAAAGAGACCGGGATCTCAAACTATGGGCATCCTGCAAGAGCCGACGACATTATGGCCATGTATATCGAACTCGATATGGACGACCAGAAGCTCATCTACCAGCTCGCCGGAAGGCTGCACAGGGACAAAGAGACCATTCTTTAGGGGGACAGCATGGAAAATGCTTTCACATACATAATCGTAGCGATGATTGCGCTATCGGCATTCAGCATTTTTGCAAAACAGGGCGGTGGCGGCAAAAGATCAGCGGGGCGCAGAACCGCATCATCGTCGAACTACACCCCAATGACGGAAAAAGAGAAGATGGAAGAGGCGAAAGCCATCGCGGCAAAAGTGAAATCAGAATCAGGAATAGAATCGCTTGAAAGCAGACTTTCGGCCGCAGAGGAAAGATATGACAACTCCGGCACGGAAAAAAACTCAGACAGGGTTGATGTGCTTGAATACGCAGTAAATCTGGCATACGACAATCCGTACCGGTACTACATAGCAGAAAGGGACGTAGACAGCCCGCACACACCACTGCGCATACTGAAGAGCGTCGGGAAGGCCATCACCCAGGCAAAATACGATGCGCTGCCTGAAGACGACAGGAAATACTATGACGTCATGACCCTTTCCGATGCCTCAACGCCCGAAGAAGCAAAGGACGTCGCATCCTCAGAGCTTACGGACGGCGTGAGAGAGCTGATGAAGTTCAGAAAGATAGTCGAGGACGAGAAACTGGACGACGAGCAGAAGGAAAAGAAGATGTCGAAGCTTGTCTCAGCGTCAGAATACCTGCGCGGATTTTTCAATGATGACGACTATTACTCGCAATTCAGGAATGAAGAGCTTGCAATGTCTATGGCGAAATACAACATACCTGCCATAGAGACGTTTATTGAAAAAGGCTACAGGACCGTAGAAGACATCATGTCGGTACCTGAAGACGAAATAATCAAGTGGCCAGGGATCGGCGAAAAGACGCTCGAGAAGATCAGAGAAGCAAGAGCCGCCATATCCGCCCAGTAAATGCCGTCCTACAAAATCTTAAAAGCAACACTCGACGAAATCGTAATCCCGGGGCTTGGCGACCCGAACGCCAAGCCGCCGCGAAAGTTCTTCCTGCTCGTCAATGGAGAAGACCGAAACAAGTACCAGGTCAAGCTGAACGAAGTCAACCAGCGCCACAACATCAACGAGTTCATAGCGCACTACATGGGCAGCTGCTGCGAGATCCCGCTGCTCGATGCAGCGTTCGTCTACTTCGACGACAAGGAACTTAAGATCGTCAAAGAGAAGATAGAAATGGCTACGAAAGAGTATCAGTTGAGCCTGGTAGATATAGATATGATGAAGCAGAAAACGTTCTTCGCCGTAAAGTGGGAGAGGAACATCACCAGGATTATCGGGCAGGCCGACCTCACCAAAAGGGTTTCAGAGGCGACGAACAAAAACGCGTTCTTTTCCCTGTACTCTTTCGATCAGACCCTCAAGAACGCGGACCGACACCCAGGGAACCATCTCGTAGTCAAGAGGGGCAGCGCGAGGTATTACCATCTTATCGATTTCGACAGGCTGTTTTTCCACACAAACTGGTCGATGCTCAGGCCGCTCATGTCCGATTTCAGCCCGATAGCAGCAGCGCGATGGCACGAGCATCTGATGCGCATACCAAGAACCGAGACGATGCCGCACGTCCATTATTACGCCGGCAGGATACGTTCGATAAGCGACCGCGACATTCAGACGATGTGCGATACAATTTTAGACCTGTACGACGTGAGCGCCGACGAAGTTGGCCTGATAAAATACTGGATGACATCGAGGAAGTCTGAAATCGTCGACAAATGCCTCGAGAATGAGAAATATTTCCCAAATGTAGCGCAAAGGAGCCTTTTCAGTGCTGGTTGACCACAGAAACGACGCCATGAAGTCCTACGAATACTCCATCGTCCAGTACAGGGATATATGGACAAAAGAGGTCATCAACATCGGCGTCGTGCTCTCGACAGAAAAAGACCGGTACATCCATCTGCCAAAGCACTTCGACAAACTGAAGAACTGCCTGTCGTTCGTCGAGGCATCCGGAATCGAGTACACGATAGACATCATCCGGGACCGGATAGAAAACCAGAAGGTGCTTCAGGCTGGCGAGGTGTCCAATTCCATCTACATCACAGAGCCCAAAACGTTCCTGAGCGAATACGAAGCGGAAGAGGCGCTTTACGACGCCGTGGACAGTTTTATGATGGTTGCGAAGTTGAGGGAGCCGGACGAAAGCGTCACCAGAACGGACCGATACGACAAGATGTCTATACTCAAGCTCATAGAGAGCCGCGCGAAAGAAAAGAACATCGTAAACTTCAGGCATCACCGGCGCTTCGGAGGCGTCGCAAAAAAGATCATAGACATGGCGATGGTTGACGTCAACGACCGGCCATATTCTGTAGCTACGCTGGCGTCAGTACATAAATCGCATTTCGAGGACAGCCTGATTACTGCCGTGTTCACGCTTGAGGAGGCCATGCGAAACGATTTCATAAAAGACGGGTTCCTCTATGTGCCCGTCATGAAGGACGAGTCGTCAATGACCCTTAAAGAAAAGAGAGATCTCGGGTGGGCCAAAGAGCAGGCAGAGCACTATAAGCTCGACATACTGACGGACAGGAGGCAGGATGCCGCCCTGGAGCGTCTGCAAAGCCACAAGCCTATACCTGCGCTTCAGAGCTGACGCGCCTCTGAAATAATCGACATCAACCTTTCAGCCCTCCCAGGCGTCTGCTTCGCCCACTCGCTGTCGAGCCCTTCTTTCGCCGCCGTTTTCCAGTCTCTTTTCTCAAGCGCCAACAGCATCATACGGAACGACATCAGCCCCGTCACTCCCATCTGATAAGCCATTTCCACCAGCACGCGCTGCACGGGTTCCGGCATCGTGTGGAGCGGCGGCCAGCGGTCAGACAGCTCGTCTATCATGTCATGCATTCGCATCCGCAACAGCACCGTCCCCTCTTTGCGCGTCAGCGGCAGTTTCGTCCCGTACCCGACGGTCAAAAACCCCTTTGTGTCGCGGTACGGCATTCCTTCGAAACCCTCGTGTTCCTTAATGCTGACTACAAGCTCATCGATATTCATTTTGCGAATTCTCCGTTGTATTTTTCAATCTGATCTCTGTAATATCTCTCATGGGACCTCAGTGTTCCGATCCCCTCAAAGATATTGCGCAGGGAGTCCCCGCACGCGCACCCGTCGGTCACGTTTACCTCGATGGCATCGACGGGTTCGAGCGGCGCGATGCGGGGGCAATGAGCTTTAACGTATTGTACGCGTGTCGTGGTGCATCCGGCGAAAAGGAGGGAAACGCCTCCCACGATCACAATCTCACAGAGTGTACGCGCCGTCATCGATCTTCCCGCCGTTTTTTCTTCCGGACGCCTTCACTGCCGCGTCCGCGTTCTCACGCTCGAACTTCTGTACTTTCTCTTTTTCAGCGACATACCTGGTCATCCCGGACAGCTCCTCCTTGCGTCGCTCAAGCTCCTCTTCCTGCCGGTCTATCTTCGTGCCCCTGTACCGGAACCACACGGCGAATATACCGACGACGGCGGCGATGGCTCCGTAAATCCACATCTTGAGATTTGCAAACATCACGACATCCTCCATAGATGATCCGTCGGCGGGCGAAGCATCGCGCGATAGACGAGCAGGATCATCGTGAGAAGTGCGACGCCGGCTGCGGCATCGAGATATCCGTAGTGCGCGAGATTGAGAGCGACAGAAATTCCGGAAACTGAAACGAATGTGCTGACGCTGCGCCGGTGGATGCGATAGAGCAGCAGCAGCGCGACGAGCGCCAGCGAAGCGGTAGGAATGAAATCGTACAGCACGGTACTCATTTGACCCTCCCGAGAATCTTTGACACGATCTCCCCGATCTTCGGGGTGATCCACTCTACGATCGTCACTGCGGAACCTGCGATGATCGCCGCGACAAACCCCCACGCCGTTTTCGGCATGTCGATATACTTTCCGATCTCGTTCAATCCGATATAGAATGCGACGAACATCAGCGCGACGCCGTAGAACACGTATTTCATCGCATCGGTCGTCTGGCGCAGTCCGCATTCCGGGATCTTCTTGTGAGCACAGTCATAGATGAAACTGCTGATCGCAGCGAACGCCCCGACGGCGATCAGCGAAACGGTTTCCGTGTCCCCGAGCATCGCCGTCATCGCGGCGGCAAGCCCTCCGGCGGCGACGGATTTCGTCGCTATGACCTCAGCGCTCATTCGACGCTCCTGTAGAAAACCGGCCTGTCGAGACAGTCGCCGGTGAACAGCGTCGTAGCATTGTCGTCTTCGTAGTCGATGCCGATCAGTACCATATCGCTGTCATTGATGTCGATCGCCAGCGGCCAGTATGCGCCGGTCCAGCCGGCGCGGTAAATGATATTGAGGTCCCCGTCGTATGCGATGGCGTGCGTAACCGCGACAGACGACACGGATGTGATCGTGCAGTTCGCATTGTGCACGTCGGCGATGAACCACGCGTTCCCGCGCGGCAGCCCGGCGTAGACAGCTTGCCTGAGCTGGTACGGATCTTCGAACGTGCCGGAGCCGAGCGCGGGATGATCGTCCATCGTCACGACGACGGTGACGCTGATGTTGTTGTCGACGCTGACGTTCGTATCTCCGGCGTCAACTGTCACGTTATTTTTGATCGTCATATTCGAGTCCTGAAACGTCGTCGTCACTCCGCTTGACGCTTCGCCGCCGCAACCGGAAAGCATCAGAACGACGACGGCTCCGATGAACCCGCCGACTGTTGTAAAAATAACGTCGCGCACATCGGCGACACCGCGTCCGCCGAATCTGTCCCATGCCTCTTTTGCGACCCCAGCCGCGACGGCGGCGAAGATGCCCCACGATACGCCGACGATCAGCGCTACGAAAAGGCCGACGAACGCGCCGGCTGCGAGATGCTTGATCTTGTCTTTCTTTATCCAGTTTTTCATTTTTTGTTCCTATGCATATTCATCCGGGATATATGTGTAGACTTGCGTAACATGTCGCTCGTCAATCGCATCACCAGAGAGTGTTGTATCAGACAAAACGAGCTCTGACCCGTCAGCCGGAAGAGTGTATGTCCCGATGTATGTCCCGTCCGAAAACATTTTGCCAGCGCTTGTCCATGCAAGCAGCGACTTTATGTCGCTTACTGTGAGCTGCTCTTCTACAACCCACTGATCTGACTGATACAATCTGAAGCCAGTATTGATTGTTCCTGATGTGTTCGGCAGCATCGATGATGGATAGTATGATGTTGGGACACTGAGATCGTTGAGCCCGAATCTCACAGACTGTATTCCTTTGTTTTGTTTTGTATTGCGGATGTATGTGCCTGCTATCGTTATTTCATATTCATTTCTCATGCCGCACCTCCGTCGGTGATAGTCCATCCATCATCTATCAACTGTTGCCTTGCGGCTTCTGCCTCGCCGCCAGCTGTATATTTAGACAACCCGAATGAGATCTCAACATCATTCTGGTGTGGTTGATTTGCCCATGCTATTAATGTTCTATCATATTCGTCTGTAGTGATTCCAAAGTAATACATGAATCCTGTAGCAGCTGTTAGAGAGCCGATATTCCACTTATCTATCCCAAGATCACTATTTATGACTTTATTACCCATGTAGTAGAACATATAGCTGATATCTGTCACGTTGGAAGTGTCGAAATTACCAACATACGGAATCATATCAGTACCTGAAACATATCTTCCTAATTCTCGGAACATCTCACGCATAGTAGTACATGAAGACGTGTCCCAGTTCTCGCATTGAGGGGCAGTCGTAATGTTGTGGCAGAATGCGAAGCATGACCGCATGGACGTAACGTTTACTGTATCGAATGTATCAAGCCCTGGCGGGAAAGTCTCAAGCTGCATACAGTCGGAAAACAATGACTGTATACTGGTATGCTGTGCCGTACATATACCATCAAGACTCCCGGCAATAGTCGTACCCGCAAAACCTGCTAAAAGACCAGCAAGTGCAGTTGTATATGACGAGTCGAATATGCCGATATCGCATGATGTAACAGTAGATGTCATATATCCGTTTACTAAATTAGTCTTGGTTTGTCCGAATGAATGATAAGCAACAATTCTATCTTTTTCAAATCCATAGGGCCAATACGGATGCGATTCACCCCATACCGTGACTTTATAGATACCAGCAGTAGCATATACATGAGACGGGTTTGAGGTAGAAATCATATGTTCTACCGTACCATCACCCCAATCAATAGTATAAATCCTGACGACACTATGCGTTCGATACGTAAGTTCTTCACCGTCGGATTGTACTTCCCACGACCACGATATAGGAGCCGGTTGATCGTTGATCTCGATAAGGTAAGGATAATCACCCTCCATAACGGGCCAGCATTTGTCAGTAGCAGGATCGAATGCGATACTCGATGGTAACGACGCATGTCCCAATGCCCATCCGATAATAGCTTCAGGATTGCTATTGAGATAGTCCAGATCTTCCTGTGTCAACTGAGCGTTTGCTAGAGTCACAATAGTGCCGTAGTTGCCATCTGTGAGATCGTATGTCAGCCCTGTAGGTGTGTCCTGAACGAACTGAGCCGTTGTTACGTCGTAGTAGATGACAGTTGCAATTCCGTCAGACGGAACAGAAATAACACCATCACCACTGACATTCACATACCGCCCGGATCGCATCTCACCGTAAAATTGAGACCCAAGCGCATTAGATTCGTTCTTGACCCAGCGCGTTCCGAGCGGTTTTGATGATTGAAATTCTGAATCTGTCATTATACTTCTCCAGTCAAGATAGTTGCATAGTCATAGTAGATTACAATACCAGCGGAGACAGTTACGAACATGCAGATTTCGCTTTTACCAGCGTTGATATCGTCAACGAGCTTCTGCGCAAGATCTGCATCTACAAACAGATACGCTGTAGACGCGCTGTCCCACTGCGCAGTGTACGTTCCTCCGTTCGGAAACGTGATAGCAATCGATTTGACACCAGCAAGAAATGCATCTCCTTCCGTGCCGAATTCGATAACGAAGTTTCCGTCGGAGTCAAACTTTGCGGCGTATATGAATGTTCCGTCAGCTGTATATTCTGGATCTGTTGACCCAAGCGGCACTGAACTGTCGTATCCGTAATATTGTGATCCGTCATATTCTGCCGTGATGCAGACGTTCGCAGACAGATACAGACGTTTAAGCGGTGCCGACTCGCTTGCCGGAGCGAGCGGGTACAGCGGCGATACAGACATCTTTTCGCCGTCGAACACTGTCTTTTTCCTAAGATTAACGGTCTCCGGGTGTCGCGCTGTCATGTCTTGATCTCTGCGAGCACTGTGCCGCCTGCCGACGTGAGATAGATCGTCTGACCGGCTTCGACGAGCAGCTGATATCTGCGATACAAAATCCCCCACTCGCTCTCGCTTTGGTCAGTCTGGAACTTCGCGTCGTCGCTGCCGGTGTTTTGCAGGATGACGTCCTGCGCCGCGGTGTATGTCACTGTTTGCCCTGCCGGGATCTGGATTGCCATTTTTTACTCCTTGTTATATGATGATTGCTCCGTCGGTCTCCGACGTCGGAGCAGCCCCGGTTTTTCCGCGGATGTTCGTCCCGTCGTACCACAGGTAGCCACCACCGTTCAGGACAAGCGGGTCATCCCACGTCCCTCCTGACAACTGGACGTAGTACCTCCCGTCCGCATACCCGCGCCGCAGCATGTCCGAATCGCCGGCGGCGTCGTGCGGTGTCGACGGGCATGCAGCAGAAAACGACACGGCTCCGGTCGTGTGATCCGCGCTCCACGCATACCCGACCCACGCCCCGGCAGACGTCCAGATCGCCAGTCGCGTCGCGTTGGAAGCGGCGCGGTATGAGATGGAACTTCGGAGTTCCCCGGCTGCGTTAAGCCAGCCGACCGGGGCGCTCGAATCATCAGAATAGGGCCGCGTTCTGACTGACGCGTACCTGACACCGTCGCCAACAACTATCGTCCCGGTAGCGATCGGACTGTGTGCATCGGCCATATTCCCGTTCTCGTCGAACATAGCCAGTCGCCGATATGTGTACCCTGTAAGCGTCGGCAGCTGGACGGTCGTTTTATCCGTCACGCCAAAAAATATCCGTCGCTCGCGCACATGCACAGCAACCAGCCCGGCTCTCAGTTTGTCGCCGACGTATTTTTTTGCCGTAAAAAATGCTTTGATCGCCGTCATTGCGGGTACCCTTCTGTCGAGTCGACCGTTACGAAATCATTTGAGACGAAATACGGACGCGATTCTGCCGAAACTCCGATCTTGTAGCGCCCTGAAGGATCGTCTATCGCAGACGTGTATTTGACTTTTCCGTAGTATGCCAAGTCTGAGTATTCGCTTTTTCTTGCGCCAATGTACAGCATATGACCGCCTCTGGCAGAGCGGCGCAGCAGTGTTTTCGCACGCTGAAAATCCTGAGATTCGACGATAATGGTCCCGGAAATCGTGTCAAACGACTTCGTGGCAATCTCCTGCTGGACGCCGTCTGACACGACATCGACGAAAGTGGATGTGTTTCTCTCGTCGATCCCGTACATCGGCTCCCCGATCCGGCGCAGGAACGACAGCGACACGTGACCGATGTACACGTCTGTAGCGAGCGTGACAGACGTCGCATACAGCGCGTCGATCGAAACGGATATCTTCGCCCGTCGCTTTTCCGTCGTCGTGCTGTCCTGATCCTGCGGAACGGCAAGAAACAACTTCCCGCCGACGACCGGCGTCGAAAAGCTGTCCTGCGTGTCACCGCTACCGTCGATGATCTCGATCCGCGCGGTCAACGAGACGGGATGCTTGACCGGTACGTAGTCGAGCCCGTCGATAAAGATCGCTAGAAACATATCGGGGCCGTACGCATACGTCCACCCGCAGTCGATCTCTATGCGCGCACCCTGCTTGCACAGCAGCGTCGACGTTGTCGCCCCGTTGAGCGGCGTCTTCTCGCGGACGAATCCGAGCGGGATCCAGATTGTCGAGTTCTTCCTGCTTCCGAATTCGTCGACGGCGGCTGGGTGGTACTCTTCTTCATTCGATGAATCGATGACGAGGTCTGTCGCTCCGGCGTACTTGTAGCGTAGCCCGATCCCGATCTTGACTTCGTCTCCTGTGCTGTATGTCGCAGGGCCGTAGTCCGCGGTCTGATCGACGACATGTTCCTCAGTGTTAAACGTATTTTCGAAAAATTTTACTGTCGGATTCTGGCCGCAATCGAAGAACTGTCTGCACACTTTCGTGCCGTCGGAAAAATTCTCGCACTCTTCGATGAGCACCGGCTTTCCGATGTATGTCCCGTACGGCAAATAGTCTGTCAGCGGCATCATGCGCTCCTTCGCTGGATTTGTGATATTTCGCGCTCGACGTCAAGCAGCTGCTGCTGCACTGACAGTAGTCGTTCGGACTGCTCAGCGTTGTCCAAACGCATCGCTTTTATCTCTTCGAGCGTCTCTTTCACGTAGTCGCGCCGCGGCCCTATCTTCTCCTCGATCGCCAGCATGCGATTCGCCGCCGAGGCGCGCTCGTAATCGTAGTCGGCGTACGACTGCATCACGCCGCGCTTCGAGAGATAGTCCCCGGCGTACTTTGCTGCGGCGTCGACGGAAGCCCGAAGCGCTGCGGCGTCCGCTTCGGTGAACGCGGCGGTACCGATGCCGGCAGCAAGACGCTCCGCGTCGCTCATGTAGCTGCGGTATAGCTCGCCGGTGTACGACAAGTTGTTCGCGAAGATCGAGTCCGCGAATCCGCGTGCCGCGCTTGCTGCCGCGTCGATATCTGAGACGAACGATTCGATCCCGGACAGGTCTGTGAGCGACGTGGTTGCGCTCTCTGCGGCTGCCCCGAGCGAGTCGATATAGCGCTCCAGCTCTGACACGGACGACGTGACCGTGTCGTAGTATTCCTTGTCTGTCGTAGCAAGGCCGTTGAGATTCGTCTTGAGCAGTTCGATCCGGTCTGACGTGATCTTGCCAATGTCGGAGTATTCGACGAGGCGCCCGTAAGACTGCAGCGCTGCCAGCGCGTCACGCGCCCGCTGTTCGTCTGTGCGATAGTCAAACGTCATCCGCTCCTGCGATCGTACCGGCCGGTCGTACCCCGTCGACGACGCCTGCGGGGCGTACTCGTGGATCTGATAGATATATCCGAGCGCTTTTTCCGCCACATCCGGATCAATCCCGGTGAAGAAGTCAAGCGCCCTTTTTGTTTCGAACGCCCCCGAAAGCGCGCTTCGCACGATATCCTCAGCGGACGGGGACCACGAATCGTACAACCCTGTCGCTTTTAGCGTGTCGATATAGTTCTGTGCGGCGATCAGGTTAAGCATGTCGACACCTTCGCGCCCGACGCTCTCGTAGAGTCGTCTGATGTTGTACCCCATCGACGCCGTCGCATCGTCTACCGCCTGCGCGACGGATGATGCGGCGTCCCCCATATCGAGATACGACTGTCCGACCAGCTCGATGCTGTCGATGTAGTCGAGCGCTTTTTCGCTCGACTCGAAATATTTGCCAGTCAGTTGCTCAAGCGCCTTGATCGCGCCGTCCTGCACTTCTGCGTCGGTGCTGAGCAGGCTTTCGCGCATGCCGTCGATGGACGTTCCGAAGCTGTCGAGACCCAGCGTCAGCGACTTGAGATATTCCGTGTACTGTTCGCGAGTGAAATCGGCGACACCGATCAGCTGCGCGACATCGTCGTGCGCGCGCTGCAGCTTCGCGCTTCCGAGCAGGTCCTCGCCGGTGAGCTGCTGGTAGAGATCGTTGAGATCGTCGGCGGTGTTCTGCAGCGGCGCGGCGAGGTCGATCAGCGATTTCGCGTAGTCGCGGTTGCCGTCGATGATCTTCTTCGTCCATTCGTTATAGTCTTTTTGTGTGATAAGACCGTTGTCGAGCTCTTTATTCAACACTTCCAGCGCGCTGTTCTGCTCGACGACCGCGTCGAAAAAGTCCTTCATCGACGACGAAGCGTCCAGCCCGGCAGCGCCGACATCGACGAAAATCGATTCGAAATCGAGAAGGGCTCTTTTTGCGTCATCGGCGGAATGAGAACCGAATGCGTCATAGGAACTGATAGTGTCGTACATGAGACCGTTGAGACGATTCCTGACCGGCGAAACATCGATCCGCTGTGTGACCCACTTCTGCTGCTGCGCGGTATAGCCGGCACGAAGAGACTCGTAAGAGCTGACCGCCGACGCTCCTCGCAGCCCGAGCGAGCTTTGCAGCGCGATCTGCGTGTCGAGCCGCTTCGTCTGTTTCTCCAGCTCCGAGTCGATCTTCTCCAGCATCTTGTCGGAGTAGCTTTTCTCGTTGCCGCCCCCGAAAAGCGACGGAAGCGCCGCGGCCCCCAGCCCGATGCCGATGGACGCGACGGAGCCCCACGGTCCGGACATGCCGAGGCTCTGCGTCAGCGGCTGTAGCAGGTTCGCGGTACCGGACTGGATCAGCGACGATCCCATCGACGCGCCCAGCGACTGCACGGCACCGGCGACGTCGCCGGACATGATGGCGTCGGTGATGGCGTTGGAGATGGAGCTGTTGAGGGTGTCGCCCCAGTCGTGAAACTCTTTTTCCACCTTCGGCTTGTGGTCTTCGAGGTCGTCTTCGAGCCCGGCGAACCAGTCCAGGTCCATTTCGGCATCGATGGATAGCGGAAGTTTCTCCGGCACGTCCTTGATATCTGCCGTGATCTGCTTGACGGAAGACGATGTGCGCTTCGCGTCCTCGATGACTTTTTTCAGATTTTCGCGGAAGTGTTTCGAGAACGATTCGGCAGCGTCGCGGCCGTCGTGCAGCGAATGTGCGAGATCGGATATCTCTGAGCCGAGCGTGTCCATTTCGTTCAAAATGCCAGGCGTGTACCCGGTCAACTTCAGGTCTATCTTGTCCGTATGTACGAACTCTGCGAGCGCGTTGTACGCCTCTATCGCCCGATTGATAGGGTCGATGATCGTATTGTCGAAGAACTTTGACATCGCCAGGCCGATAGCGTAAAGCGAATACTGGAGACTCTTTGCGACGAGCTCGATTCCAGAGATCCAGTCGCTCACAAACCCTACGCCTACTGCGACGCTGTCGACGAGGTCCGCAAAAGTGTTTGTCAGCGGTGCGACGCCGTTCTTCGCGTCATTCTCCCCCTTGACGATCTCGTCGAACACCTGCACGGCCGCTTCCGCCGCTGCGTTCATCACCGGGATGAGCGCGTACGAAACGCTATTCCTGATGCCGTCGATCCGCGCGGACAGCCGGTCCATCTCGTCGTGGTACGACGCGGCCATTTTCGCGATGCTGTCCGGGATGGCGACACCGATGCGTTCTGCCTCGTCACCGAACTTCGTCAGGTCGCTGTACGTCAGCCTGAGCATCGACGATGCCGATTTGGAAAAGATGTCCTGCGCAAGCGCCGTCTTCTTCATGCCGTCCGGCATTTCCTGGAGTCTGCGAAGGATATCTTTGAACGCCGCGTCCGTCGATGTGAAATGTTCGCGTGCGTAATCGGCGCTGATGCCGAGTTCTTTGAGCGCCTTTGCCGCCGCCCCGCCTCCGTCGCGCTTGAAGTTGTTCACGCGACGGATCATCGAGGACAGCCCCGCGGTCAGCTTGTCCTGGCTGACGGCGGCGAATCCTGCGGCATAGCTATATTTGGAGAGTTCGTTGGCGGTAAGCCCGAGCTGTTGCGCCAGCTTCCCGGTGGCGTCGGCTGCGTCTGCCGCCCCGGACACCATTCCTTCGAACGCGCGGACGGTCGAGATGCTCGCGTAGGCGGCGGCGAAGCCTATGACGGCTTTTTTCATGCTTCCGAGCGCCTTGCTTACCGTGCGCTCCGCGCGGTTCATGCCGCTGACAAGCTGCGAAGTATCCGCTTTGACGTCGATGATGATCTCGCCGATCGTCTTTGCCATGACTATCTCCTACATGATCCCGAAAAGGAAATCTTCGAGTTCTTTCCCTTTCAGGTCTAAAATCTGCTCTTCGGGCTCTTTCTCTTTTCTGACCGAAGGCATCCAGTCGGACACATCGGCATCCTTCACGCCGACGAACGACGCGACGAGATGCGTCAACTGTGCCAGCTGTATCTCGCTTCGGTCTGGATGCAACGGCTCCTCGGAAAGGTACTCGACCCAACCGTCCATCTCGTCGTTCGAGATCGACGCTTCCAGCTCGGCGACCGTTCTGCCCAGCGCGGCGGCGAGGCGGAACAGGAACCGGCGCCGGGGCGTCAGCTCTTTGGGCCTTCGATCTCCCCTACGGCGTCGGCGATCTCACGGATCGCTTCGAACGCGTCAGCCGGAAGCGCGTTGATGTCCCTGACGCTCATGCGCGGCTCCACCAGAGCGAACGACGCCAGACGCACCAGCGCTGCAGCGTGTTCGCCGCGACCCTGAAGCGCCGCAACCTCGGAACTTTCCGCGACGGTGAGCTGCCGGATGCGCACCTCTCCGCCCCAGCCGTCGATATGGACGACGGCCTCTTTCGTTTTGGCACCCTTGATGTCATCGAGACTCAGCATCATGCGGCCTTGGTGCGGGTCGGCGAGCCTTCCCATTTCGCGCCGAATGCCGTTGTAAGCACCTTGCTGTCGTTGTCGATCTTCGCCGCGGTGATGTATGCCGTGCCGCTGAACGTCGTTCCGTTGGTGCCGCCGCTCGGCTTGTTGTCGAACTCGAGCTTCAGCGTCCCCTTCGTGTTTGCGTCGTAAGAAGCAAGCACTGTCTCGTGGAAGGCCGATGCCGTTTCGTCATACGGGGCTTTGAGGTTGAGCGTGTCGTGCTTTTTCGCGCCGACCGCTACGATCGTCTCGTCGTTGAGACACGTGAGTTCGTTCACCTCGCGTTCGCTGCCGAACCCGCTCACTTCCAGAAGACACTGCGTGCTCACTTCCGTTCCGCCTTCCGGTGTCCATGACGCCGTCACGTTCACAAGTTGTACTGCCATTTTCTATCCTTTCGTTGCAAAATCGATCATCTGCCGAAAAAGACCGGTGTCCTTTTCGTACATTTCCTGTGTGTCGAGATCGTGCGGGAACTTCGCGAAACCGTAAAGCGCCGCCTTCGTCTCTTCCATCGTCGCTACTGCATCGGCGTAGGATTCGGCGTAACAGTCGACCTGCCAGCGCGTCGAGTTCCCGTCATCGCACAGCATGTATCCGTGGTCGATGTCGGAAACGACGGCGTAGACAAGCGCCGGGAACTCCGTATCCTGCGGCATCATGAGGGGATATACCCTCCCGTCTGCCAGCGGTACGTTCGCGGACAGATGGGAAAATAGGTCCTGACGCGCACTCATTTTCCGCTCTTTTCTATCTCTTTGTCGATGCGCTGACGCATCTTCTTTTTGACCGACTCGATCACCTCTTCCGCTTTCGTTTCGGCGGCGGGCCGCATAAACGGATGCGCCGGCATCTTCGACGTTCCGAACTCGTGGAACTTCGCGATGAACGCGTGCGGCCTGTTCTTCCGCGGCGTGACCGCGAAATGGATCTCGCTTTTGTTCTTCGACCGGCGCTTGACGACGCCGATGGATTTGGCCATCTGCCCGCTGTCTTTCGGGGCGCGAAGTCGGGCTTCTTTGGCGACCAGCGTCGCCCCTGCGCGAACGGCGCTGGTCAGGATGTTCTTCTGCACGCGCGCAGGGAAGTCATTCAGCGCTTTTACAAGTACGTCCATGCCCTCGACTGAAACGTCAACGCCCATCGTCTTCCTCCTCGCACATCAGCTCCAGCATCGCGTGGCGCTCGAAGTAGTCCCGGACGCCGACGATGTTCAACGCGCGCCCTTCGTGCATGACGCGCATCGCCGGGCTCACGCCGTCGATGTACCGGATCACGACACGGTGGGTCACGCGGTGGTTCTCCTTCGCGGACGCGAAGAACTCCGACGCCTTCACCGGCTTCACCTCCGCCCAGGCGTCGGCGAACTTCACCCAGGTGTCAGTGACGGCCCCGAAGCCGTCACGGACGCCGGTCAGCTTTTCGATCGTCACCGGATGCCGCAGTTTCCCTGACGCCATCACACGATCCTCACGCGGTAGCTGTCGAGCAGACAGTCTACGAACGTGCGCGGCAGGTTCTCGATGCTGCGCTCCGTGAACGTCTCGCGCTGCTCGTACCAGGTGGACACCATCACTTTCATCCATGTCAGAATGGCGTCCGGAAGCGTGACGTAACCGGACGTGTACTCGACTGCGACGGAATTGATCTCGTCGTCGACCTGCCTTTCGTCGTCGATAAGCAGCGTCGCCGGGTCTGCCTTGTCGTCGAGACTGTGACTCAGGTCTTCCCACACGCCTGAGATCAGACCGCGAACGCTCGACACGGAGACAAGCGGCGGCTTCGGAAGTTCGAAGCGTCCGGACGGCTTCGCATCGAAGTAAAGCGCCCAGGTGGCAGACGCCAGCGACCGGTTCGTGATGTCTTCGGCACGTTTTCGCGCCGTCGAGATCAGCGAGCCGATCAGCGTGTCGTCGAGGTCGTGGCTTACGCGCATGAACGCTTTTGCGTCCGCGACGCTGAGCGGCTCCGACGACGGCGGTGTCACCTGTACGAGTTTCATCTCTCGCGCTTCTCCAGTGCGTCGATCATCTTCTTACGGTCGGCGTCGGACAGCACGACGCCCGAAAGCGCCGCCTCGGTGTCGACGACTTCGGCGTAAAGCTCCGACAGCTTCGCTTTCAGCCGCTCGGCTTCACGTTCGGCTTTCACCCTGGCTTCGCGTTCGGCGGCTTCCGCTTTCGCCTCTGCCGCTTTCTTCATCAGCGCTTCGTGCTCTTTCTTCGTCTTGGCTTCCGCGATGCCTTTTTCGATCATCGCCGCGGCGGTCACGGCGTCGTCGACGTCGATCTCGTCCCCGGCGTGCTTCGCGCCGGCGGGACCGGAAAGCGTCTGCTTAAGCAGGAGCTTCATGTCACACCGCCGCCTGTCCGACATTGACCGCTTCGGACAGCGTCAGTTTCGCGTCGATGCGTTTTGTCACCTTGAATCCGACGAATCCGGTACCGGCGTACAACTCGTTGAGGCGCTGGATGCTCATTGAGCCGCGGTCGCCGATCTGGTAGAAGCTGAAATCGCCGATAGCGATGAACTTGTTCCCTGCTGCGAGGTCCGGCATGGAGTTGTCGATGACGATGGGCTTCCCAAGCAGCGTCGGACGCTCGCCGTCGTTGAGCGCAGGGCTGTAGATGTACGCTCCGTTGCCGTCCTTGAGCTTTCGGATCGCTTTTTCCGTCTTGTCGTTCATGCGCCACTTGGCGTTCGCGCGA